TGCTTTCACCGGCTCATAACCATCGCGCATCTGTAAAGACACGTTGTTGGCTAATGGCTGACCTAGCACATGAGTCGCTACCCAGCGAAACGTGTAATCTGGATCAGGTGTCGGATCGGGCAAGTTGCTCGGTGGTACGTATACCGTACGAGCAGATTTATCGCGTGACTTACTGTCACGATTTGAGCGGTCAATAGTTTCAGCCATCTTAATTCTCCAACTTTGCTACTTGAACAGCATATTGCTGTGGGGTTAAACCAAATTTTTTAGCTAACGCTACTTGCGTTTGAGTTAGCTTAATTTTTCCTGCACTCGTAGAACGAGATACAGAGGCAACCACTGTCGTAGGTCGTTTTTGAACCTCACCAGACCTTGGCTTGTCATTCCCCCGACCAAATAGATCAGGAAACGTTGACTTCATGCGACCATCAATTTGGTCGAAATATTCAGCAGAGCGGGGATCCACTCCGTTTGTGACTAGTTTCTGATGCAGCCCTAGTGCGTAGCTGGTGTATTCCTCAAACCCTTGTTGCCCGAACCACTGGTTTTTTGCCTGCCAGCGCAGAGTTTTTTCGTCGGGCTCAACCCTTGAAGGTTGGGCTTGTGGAGTTTGTACCTCAAAATTATCTTCCTGTAAAGGGGTTGGTCGATAATTTCTTATTTGTTCAACACGAACCTTTGCATCCATCAAAGCTTCTTGGGCTTCAAGGATGGCGTCCGTGTCAAAAGCCTCTTGAGCCATCTTGTATCTGTGGCGTGCCACAGCTAGGTCAGTATCGGCCTTTTCTTTAGCGCCGTGAATGATGGCTTCTTGTCCTGTGTAGACGTTTTGTTTGAGGCGTTTGTTCTCGTCAATCAACTGTTGTGTAAGACGCTCGAGCTCTTGCTTCTCACGCATTGTTGCTTCTTTGACACGGCGCTCGTCATGACGGGCGTGGGTCAGCTCTTTGATGCGTCCTTTGACTTTGTCAGAGTAAGACTCGATTTCTTCATCGGTTGGATCAAGCACTTCACGGTCTAGGGGCTTGCGACCCCTGTCACGCTCGGGCGTATCATCTTCGATTTCAATCTCTATTTCGCCTTCGCCTTCTATTTCAAATTCGACTTTGTCTGTCATTTTGTCTTCGACTTCGTCGGGGAACTTGTACGGTTCAGCCATATTCTTCCTTTCAAGCGCGGGTCAGGCCGCGAGGGTCTTGCACAACAGCATCAACTTGGTCGTCGTTGATGAGACGGAACTCTTTGCCAAATATCTTAAATCTGGTTCCGGAGTAAGTACGTACTAACACGAAGTCGCCCTCTTTACACCATGCTCCGTTAGGAAACTTGGCGGTGTCGTTGTACGCGTCGGAGCCAACTTTTAAAACAAACAACACAGTGGTTGCTGTTTCTTCTTGGCGCATGCTCTCAATAGGCCGGACTAAGTCCAGACTTGTGCCATCCACTCGTTCAGAGATGTCGGGTACCGCGCAAAGAATCTTCCAACCTGTGGGGATTGGGAGTTGCGTGGCCTTTAGCTCGTCAGTAGCTTCAGGAGCATCCAGAGGCTGGATGGGTTCAGGCAGTGCAAAAGCACCGGGGGTCAAATCAATATCACTCATCTGATTCTTCAACTTTCTGCGCAAGGTCGATTAGATAACGCTCTGCGAGGGCTAGACCCTGAATAATCCCGCAGAGTTTTTGGTACTCTTCAAAAGTACGGCACGAACCGCCAGCCAAGTCATCGGCGTAGTTGTTCATGTCAGTGCGTATTTTTTCACGTAATACGCGTACGAAGTCTTGGATCATGATTTAGGTTCCGTTTTGGCTTGGTTTTGCAGTGCTGTGGTACGTGCTTGTAAATCCATCTGGGCTTTACTCTTTGCAATTTCAGCGCCCATCTGGATGCCGTCACGTTCTTGCTCATACTGCTGCTTGGATTGGGACTCTTTGATTTGTGCGCCTACACGTAAGGCGTCGAGTTCCAGTTTGCCGCTGACTTCTTGCTCTCGCAAAGCCTGTGCATCGGCTTGAGCCGCAGCGTCCATCATGATCTTCTGTTTCTTCAGTTCCAACTCTTGTTGTTTCAACTGAAGCTCTTGCATCTGAATCTGCAAGACTGGGTCTTGTGCTTGTTGCTGTGCTTGTTGTTGTGCCGCCTGTGCTTGGTTCTGCATCAACACCTGCTGCGCCGCTTGAGCCATCATGCCGGACAACGCGATCTCAACTTGCGGTGGCAACTTCTCGTCTTCGGGAGGCAAAGGCATGCCCAACTGCTGCTCAATCTGCTGGCGCATTTTGTAGCCGACATGCTCTGCAATGTGTGCAGTGATCGCACCCATGATCTTGGGAGCCTGTGGGTTTTGGCCAATGAACTGCTGAATCATTGGATCTTGCATCAGCATCATGTGCACCTGAATGTGAGAGGCGTGATCTTGGTGCAGGAACGCTTTAAGCGGCTTGCCCTTGAGCGCATTCTGGTTCTCTTGCACGGGATCGATTGGCTTTTGATCGTCCTCAATTGGCACAAGCTTCTCGGCGTTCTTGATACCCAAGACGTTCAACATACCGCGGTGCAGTTCTGGCAAGTTGTAAATGTCTGGGGCCATCTGCGCCATCTGAATCACAGCTTGGTACTGAATCACGCGCTGGCTCATGGTGGCCGCATTGGGATCTGACACGGGGATGATGTCCACCAAGTCGTAGTCAGCTTTCTTTGCTTTGCGGTTGCCGTACTCAGGCGTGTACTTGTAGTCTGGGTCGGTGTAATCGCGGATGATATTTTTCAAGAGCTTGAACTCTTGCTTCAAGGCGAAGTGCACACGAGCCTGCACTGCCGTCATCACCTTGAGTTGTCTTTCTAACAACGCAAGTGTTGTTCCCACAGGAGCCTGTGCAGACATGTCACTGACTTTCATGTCAGCAGTCGCGGCAAATCGGCGGCCTTCATCCACGATGGTCTGCATCAAGTTAAACAGCGTCTGGCTTGGCTCCTTGTACGGCAGCGGCAAGATGTTGTCGCGGATTGTGCCCGAGCCTACGTCTACATCACGGAACTCTCCGGGTGCAATCGGCGTGTCGTCTCCCTTGATGCGCAGGCCCCGTGTCTTGAGTCCACCGGGCAAGTTGCTAAGCGTTCCTGCATCGACGAGTTGTCGCATGAGGGATGTAGCGGATTTAGCAAAGCCTCCGATAAGATGGAAAAGCCCGAAGCCGTAAGCTCCAAAACCCGGGATATATTGGTAGTGCACAAAGTGCTGGCGCTTAAGTCGGAGGTCATCTTCTTCCTTCCAGTTGCGTCGAATTGACAGGATGTCGTTAGAGCCTTTAATCAACGTGACGACGTACGGCAACATGATGCCAGTCTCTTCGTCATCAACCATGTCCTCGTAACCCTCAAGGTTCAAATCAACGTGGCACTCATACAGGGTGTAGCGGTCGTCGTTCAAGTCGCTAAAGCCAGTCTCTTTGTCCTTGGCTTTCTGAATGTCTGTCAATTCTTTGGGAGCGTCAGCCAAGTCAATGTCAATGTAAAAGCCTGCTTGCTGAAGCTTGATGATCTCGTTCTTGGTCTTACGCATGACGTGCGTGATGCGGTAGCAAGTGTCCAAGTCCGTTGTGCCGTACGGGAGATACATATCTTCCGCAGGAATGAACATCGACACCTGACGTCCCAAATTGGGATCATAGTAGACCTTCTTGAACGCGGAGCCTGTGGCCGGCAGTGACCAAAGCATGCGCTCATGTTCAGCGCGGTACTCTGTCATAACGTCCGTCAACTCGTGGTTCATGTCCTCTTCAATGTTGGCCGCGATCTCTTTCATCTCTGGCGTATCTTTGCCCAGAATCTTAGCGCGTACAGGGCCTTTGGCAGGGAATGTCTCAGTGATCGTCTCAGCTTGGAAGCGCACAACGGCTTCTGTAATCATGGGGTGGAACACACCGCATGCGCCGTTCCATGGTTCCGTGCGTTCTTCTATCTGCAAGCCCAAAAGCTTCAGACCATCAACGTACGTTTTCTCCCAATCCTTGCGGCCATTCTTGTCGTTGTCGATGTCAGACACCAAGTCACTGGCCAGCGACTGCAAGGCGCCACTGCTTATGTACTCAGCCAAGTTATCGTCGAAGCCTTCTTCATCGTCGCCCTCTCCGGGCTTGATGGTGACCTCCATCCCGTCCATGCCAATGGTAACTTCTTCGGGATCAACGATCTCAATCTCAAGTGGGGATTCCTGTTCGCCCAGCGCATCAATGCCCATAGGTTGTTGGTACAGCGCTTTGTCGATGTTCGTTGCCATGTGTGTTCCTAGTAGTATTCGTATTTTCTGCGGCGAAAGATTTCA